GTGCGCTTACGGGCGCTTTTTAAGTTAAGTGATATTTTAGATCTGGAAGATAAGACCCAAACTAAGATAACTGAGGTTATTGGTGGTGTATTTAAAGGTTTCAGCCAGGAACTTCTAGAAGAGGTTAAGGCACCTGAATTACCGGAGAGCAGTAGTGAGTGAACTCCTAGATATGATGGAGAAGACTGTCGTAGATAATATGGCTGGTCCTAAGGAGAGAGTAGTTATATTTGCTGAAGGTAACTCTAATAATGTCTCTTTTGATAATGATGGACTTCCATATGTAGACAATACCAGATCTATGTTTCCCACCTCTGCCAGGGATTTTGTAAACGCTAATCCTCAATATGAGTATATGGTGGTAGTTGGTAGTGGAGAAGATCAGATAAATAAGGCATTTCAGGATGTTAATAAGTCTAAATTTATGGATGAGAATACAAGACTAATAGTTATGGGGCATGCATCTAGTGGTGGAGAATTTGGTGGTGAAAATCCTGGTATATGGGCTAAAATAATTAGAGATAATGGGTTAAAGGATAAGTTTACAGAGGTAGCTTATGGTGCTTGTGGTCAGGGTGAGTATGCGATATGTGTAGACTTATCTCGTTCATTTGGTAAAAATACTACAGTATATGCACAGGTTGGTCAACCTTGGGGGGTAGTAGATACTCCTAATATGTATTTAAATAGAATGGAATCTGAAGGATATACGTCAGAACTTCATAATCGTCCAGAAACATTTCAGGATGCATTTAGGACTGTTGGATCTGGTCTTATGACATATAAGGGAGCAGATAAAGAATTTACTCCTGGTAGTACCGTAAAAGAAGATCCTCATTCTGGTAAGATACTTGAAGATTATGCATTAGATGAGACTATTGATCCTAAAGCTTTTAAAATTTACGAGGGTCAATTGGACAGTATTAGATCACAATATGATGTTCCTAAATATCCAGATTTTCAAGATCCTCAGTATGCCCAGCAAGGGAAACAGACTTTCAATCAACACTATATGAAGAGACAGGTTGAATATGAAGCGCAGCAAGAATTTTGGAAGGAAAAGCATCCGGATGAAGATATGCCTGAAGATACATATTATGATGGCAATAGAGATCTTCCAGTAGTAAATATGCCTGATACTGATTGGTATGATTATCTGGACTGGTTGGATGATAAGGAGGTTAGTTTGGAGGATGCGGGAATGGTTTATGATTATATAGAGAGTCGTGGACTGGGATACCATAATATAAATCGCTGGGATGTTGGCAGGAGCTGGCTTGGTACTGAGGTTGCAAAAAGGCAAATTGAACAGCATAATCCTACATCAGATGAAGATATAAGGATTAGAGACGAGGATTATAGTAGGAGACAAGCTTATAATGCAGAAATGGATAGGGTCTCACGGGAACGAAAGAAAGTGGAAAGGGTGGTTAGAGAGGAAGCATCAGCTGCTGGGATTAATATGCCCCCTTGGGAGAAGGAGAACTATCTTTTAGATACAGATAAGGTCATTAATTTTCCTACTCTTGATGATATGGTTAATGATCCTCGGGGAGTTGTAAGTATTTTTGTTGATGAATCAAATAGAATGGATGAAAGAATAGTAGCTTTTAAGTCTTTATATAGAGAGGGTAATCAAGCGGCAGAGAATGCATTACGAGTTGCTTATAATAATTTAGATAAACAGGATGTAATAGATGAATACAAGGATGAGACCCAGTGGAAGAGAGCATTAGAATTGGAAGCATTAAGAATATACTCAGAGTCTGATGAGCCAGATTTTACAGGATGGGAGACATTACTTGGCAACTAAAATGAAAAAACAACATACATGACCTTATAGCGGTAAGCCTCATCCGGTGGGTGAGAAGCATAAAGTTAAAGGTGGTAAGGTGCATGGAGAGGAGACTGGTAGTATAGAATATCAATATCAGAAGGTTAAGTATAAAGAGGGAGAATAATGGATTTAAAGGGGCTGTCTGCTTTAGCAGGTGGATTTAATGAGAAGAAGACTGCAGAGATGCGCTGGGCAAAATGCCTGGATTGTACATTTCTAACAAAGAAAACAAACCGTTGTCGTAAGTGCGGTTGTTTTATGAAACTAAAAGTTAAACTAAAAAAAGCCAAATGTCCAATAGGACTATGGTAAGGAGTAGATATGGCAGAGTATAATGATCAGGCAAATCAGGCTGGGGTGAACCAGTTGATGGATTTTTCAGCAAAAGAAGAAGAACCAATAGTTCCTCCTGAAGATTACGATCCTGGAGCAAAGTTTATGCAGAGAGGTATAAATGCTTATGCAAAAGCTACTGGCGGAGATATGGTGAAAGAGGATGGTATCTTAGGTCCTAAGACACAAGGTGCTTTCCAGAATATAATGAAGGGATTGCCACCTGAGATGAAAAGATGGGCTGTTAATACTATGCATAAAGAAATGAATATGGTTGAAGGTGATGGTGGTGCTGGTAATAAAGAGGGTTTTCAACCTCCAGGAGCTGATGCAGCGGCAGGCATTGTAGGCAGTATGGCATCTGAAGGAAATCAAGGATTCATGCAAAATGTTGTAGACAAAGATATAAAATCTCAGTATTAATTGGCTAATATAAATACACAGAATGTAAGTAAGGCTGAGGAAGCTTTGAGACTTGCTAAGAATGATCTCATAGCATTCGGGAAGTTATTTCTTCCTGATGATTTCATGAGATCTGAGACCCCTTTCTTTCATTATATCGTTGCGGATGCTGTTAATGATCTTTCAGTTAGGCAACTTGCAGTTATTTTGCCCAGGGGTCATGGTAAAACTGTTCTGACAAAAGCCAGCATATTGCATGATTTTTGTTTTACTGATGAACCATTATTCTATGGTTGGGTGGCTGCATCTTCTAAAATATCCGTTCCTAATTTGGATTATGTAAAATATCATTTGGAATATAATGAAAAGTTTCTGTATTATTTCGGTAATTTAAAGGGAAGAAAATGGACAGAAGACGATATAGAGTTAAAAAATGGATGTAAACTCATCTCTAAATCAAATCTTTCGGGAATACGTGGCGGTGCGAAACTCCACAAACGGTATGATCTCATCGTCCTTGATGATTTTGAAGATGAGAATAATACCATTACGCCAGAGTCTCGCTCTAAAATCAGTAATCTTGTTACGGCTGTTGTATTCCCTGCTTTGGAGCCACAGTCGGGCCGTCTTCGTATTAATGGTACGCCTGTGCATTTTGATTCTTTTATTGCCAACATTCTTGTTGGTAAACATAAAGCGGATGCTGAGGGACGTGATTTCAGCTGGAAAGTGATTACTTACAAAGCATTACAGGAAGATGGTACTCCACTGTGGCCAGATTGGTTTGGAGCAAAGGAAATGGAGAGAAAGAAGAAATTTTACGTAGATTCTGGACAACCACAGAAATTCTACCAGGAGTATATGATGGAGGTTCAGAGTGAAGATGATGCAATCTTTACGAGGAATCACATTAAATATTGGAGTGGTGATTATGTATATGATGAAGAAACTGGGATCAGTTATATTCATACATCCGAGGGAGATGTTAAGCCGATTCATGTCTTCGCGGGTGTTGACCCTGCTACTGATTCCACTCGTAGGGATAGCGATTTTAGTGTTATACTTTTTGTTGGCGTCTGTCCTGATAATAATATTTATATACTTGAGTATATACGGAAGCGTTCATTACCTGTTCTCGGAATACCGGGTGAGGGTAGTAAGGGAATTGTGGATTACATTTTTAAGTATAACAGGATCTACCATCCAAATTTGTATACTATTGAAGAGACGAGTATGTCAAGGCCAATTTTTCAAGCGTTGGTTGCAGAAATGCGACGCAGAAATGATTTCTCTGTTAAATATACAGCTGAAAAACCAGGAAACAGAATGTCAAAGCGAGACAGGATCCAGGAAATACTTGCTCAAAGGTTTTCAATTGGTTCGGTACACCTCAAGAAAGATATGTATGATCTTCAGCAGGAAATTATAACTTTTGGACCAAGAATGGGGCATGATGATACTATTGATGCATTAGCATATGCTTGTAAGTATGCTCATCCACCTAAGGGGATTATTGAAAATAAAGATGGTAGTTATCATAAGCATGTACCAAGAGCAAAGAATTGGGTGGTAGCATGATAAAA